GAGTCGCGGCCGGGCGAAGAACACATAGCCGGACGAGTTCGCGGCGTTGGTGTACGAGAACACGCGGATCAGCGACACGAAGGCATTCGCTGCCCACTGGAAATCGGAGCCGGGGTTTACCGCGAGGCCGTTCGACGAGCCATTGAACGCCGTCTGCCGCGCGCCGCTGAGCGGCGAGTAAATGCCGCTCAGCCCCGACTGGCCGCCGGCGTAGTCGCTGCCGTGGATGATTCCAACGGCGAGATACCACTGATCCGCGACGAGTCCCGAGAGCGCGCCGAAAACGAAATACGGGTTCGGGTCCGCCGTGCCTGGCGATAGATTGTCGATCGAGCCGTTGCCGTCGGTGCCGACGTAGACGTTGCAGATCGTGCCCGTGGTCGGGCCGGTGCGCCGGACCCATATCGAGAATCGATAGGTTTTTTTCGGGTCGATCCCCTGCGTGTCGGCAGTGTCGAAAAACCCGTTGGCGCAGTTGACCGCGTTCGTGCTGTGCTGCACGCGCCACAGCACTTCCGAGTGCCCGCTCGGGCCGACCGGCAGGAGCGAGCTGCTGCCGTCGCCGAGCACGATCGCCATGCCGCCGTTGCCGTCGCGCCGCAGGGTGTAGTCGGCCTGCGATGCGTTCACGCTGCCGACCTTCCAGCTCGACGGCATCATATTGCCGCCGGTCTGCGTGTTGTCGGTGATCGAGTTGAATACGAAATCATTCAGCACTGCGCCGACCGTCAGCATGTAGACGATCGGGTACAGCGCATCTCCCGGCGTCACCGGCTGGCGCGAGGAGTAGATCTGCGAGCCGTTCTTGTAGTAGCGCGCCGTGACGCCATCGACCCGGATCTCAAACTCGTCGCCCGCGACGTAACTACCGATGACGCCCGTCACCGTATTGCCGTTTTCGTAGATGGTGATGCCGGCGCTCGCGTCGAAGTAGATCGCGAACTTCCCGCCGGTGTAGCTCGCGGTGGCCGGGCCGGTGGAGAGCGCGAGCATCATCTGCGCGTTCGTCTGCGCCGGCGAGCCATGCACCGCGACGCCGTTGCGGTAAGGCGTCGCCGCGTAGGCGTTGGAGTCCCATGCGTTGCTGCCGGTCGGCTTCGAGACGGTCGAGCCGGTGACGGAGCAGGTGCCGACGAGCACCGGGCGCCACGGCTGCGCGGGGAGCGCTGCGCCCGCCTGGCCGGCGCTCGCGGGGAATGTCGAGCTGACCTGCCCGTTCCAGGCGATCGTCCGGACCCAGTAGTAGCGCGTGGTGGTGTCGCTCTTGCCGAGCGTCACCTTTGAGTTATCGCCTTGCCAGATCCGCGTCGCGCTTGAGAACGGCGTCGATGCGCTGTACTCCCACAGCTCCCACCTGGTGCCGTGCGGGAGCTGCAGCGGCAGGGTGATCGTGAACTCAAGCGCGCCCTGTAGCGGCGTGATCGTCAGCCCGGTCGGCGGGTAAGGCAGGTAGTAGCCAGGCGGCGGCCCGACGTTGACACCCGTCACGGCGTAATCCGTGACGAGCAGATCGGTCCAGTCGGTAGAGTAGGCTTCCTGCAGCGTCAGCTCGATCGAGCCGCGCGGGGTGAACTTCCAGCCGATGCAGCGCACCGTCTGATTGATCCATCCGATCTCGGGCAGCGTGATCGTCCCGGTTTCGTAGATCTTGATGCCGAAGGCGGACATCCCGAATATGCCGGTCAGCGTGCGCTGATTGCGGCCGAGTCGATTCAGGATCGTCGCGTTGCGCTGCGCCTCGAATCGGTTCGTGCAGCACGCAAAGTGCGTCTCGACGTAGATCCGCTCGCCGTCGCTCGCCTCGAAAGTCGAATTGAGCACCGGCGGGAATTCGACCGCGTTGTAATTCTGCTGCGGGTCGAGGAAGTTGCCGCGCACCGCGTTGTAAACCGTCTGCCGCGGCGTCGCTGCCATGATTTTGATCTGGCCGGCGACATCATCCGGGCCGAGCGAGAAAGCTGATCCGGTCCAGGCGCCGGCATAGATGCGCCACTTCCCGGCCGAGTAGAGGCAATGCCCCATCATGGCGCCGGCGAGCTGCTGAATGTTCGCGGTGAACGTCGCCGTCGCGTCCAGCAGCGTGTTGCACGTGTAGCGCGCCTGCGTGGTCGACGTCGCGCTGGTGGCGTTGTACTGCGTGACCTGGTTGGCCGCGTTCGCGCCGTTGTAGGTGAAATTCAGCGTCAGAGTCTGATCGTCGGTGACGCTGAGAATCTGGAACATCGTTCCATTCGGCGCCTTCAGGTACATCCCGGTCGACAGCACCGACTGGAAAGCCGTGTTGACGCCGCTGACTGTCGCGCTGCCGTTCGTCCAGTTCGTGAGCCCGACCAGCACCGGCAGCGGCGACACGACCTGCTGATCGCAAATGTTTGCCGCCGCGGCGACGAGAACGTCGTCGATGCGCGCGTTCGCCTCACCGAGCCCGAGCGCATCCGTCAGGTAGTCTCGCAGGCAGAGCGCCGGATTCGTGCTGTAGGCCCAGGTGGTCGGATCGGTGTAGCGCTGTGTGCCGCTGCCGCCGTTCGTCGAGTCGAGCCGCGGGTCATAGACTTTTTTCCCCTTCAGGACGAAGGAGATTTGCGGGAAGCCCTGGCTGTAAACCGTCTGATCGTATTGCAGCATGATCGCCGCGTAGGCGATGCCATAGCCGATGTGGTTCGCGTCCCATGACGGAAACACCTGCAGCGGCACGTCGGCCGACGTCTGCGATCCGTCATAGCGGCGGATCCACGCCTTGTTCGCGAACGGCCCGCTCGTCACCTGGCCGCCGGCGCCGCCGCCGACCGCGGCGATCGCGCTCGTCGGGATGCGCGTCTGATTGAAGTAGACGTCTCCGAATCCCGAGATCGTGTGCCCGGTGAAGGCGAGCACCTGGTGCAGATAGTCGTTGTTCGCGCCGCTCGTCAGCGGCGGCAGGCAGTTGCACCCGCCGACCTTCATCGTCCCGTAGAGGATGCGGCGCGGCTCGAGCGTGCCCGAGTAGTTGATCCCGACGCTGTTAAGGGGCGATGCGCGCGGCGGTTTCGGGGCGAGGAGCCCGGCGACGCCACTGATGAACAGCGCCTCGCCGATGTTGATCAGCCACGGCTGATCGTAGATGAAGCCGACGACGATCAGGACCGCGCCGATGATCCCCCGGACGACGTTGCCCATTCAGTCGACTCGCCAGGCGTGGCTCGCGATCGCGAGATGCAGGTACGACACGCCCGCGGGATTCGCGGCGAAGGCGATGCGCGGCCCGGTGCAGATCCCGAGCGACGGGCCGGCAGCGAGATCGGCCAGGCAGACATCGCCCTGGCGCGCGAGGTTGCGCGGCACGGGCGCGCCAAGGTGCATCGTTACCAGGCGCTCGATGCCTTCGCGCATGACGAGGCGCAGCGCGCGGCGCTTGTCCGCGTACAGCTCGGACACCGCCTCGAGGTAGCCGCCGGTCACAAGCATGGCATCGAGGCAGGCCGCGGTGAGCCGCACGCAATCATGTGAGCCGTACGCGAAGCGCCGGCCCTGCGCGCCTTCCAGCTCCGCCCACAGGCGGGCCTGCCAGTCGGGACGTCTCACGGGCGATTGATCGCGCCGTGCGGCCCGCCTCCGCCTCCCCCGCCGCCCCCGCCAGTCGGGGTGCCGCCGTAGGGCGCGATCGCCGGGTGCGTGACGTCGACGTGCCCCCACGATGCCGTCGCGAGCGGGATCATCCACATCAGATCGAAGAACTTATCCCCCGAATGCAGGAGCTGCTGATCGGCGTCGGTGTAGCGCGCGGTGAGCGGCTCGCGCTGCAGCCGGTGTTCGCAGTTGACGATGATGTTCGCCTTGCCCGCGTCGATCTCGATGTGCGGATAGTCCATCCGCCCTTCCCATGCGATCTCAGGCGCCGCGAACCATGCCTGCGTCACCGTGTCGAAGACGCCGACCCACAGCGTGACCTTGCGGCCCTGCACGTTTTCCGTCAGCACGTCGGCGACGTACGCCGAATCGACGCCAGTCAGTGTGAGCTGCAATCCGGTCGCGAGCCCGTCCAGGCTCTCGGTGACGCCATCGATGCCGCCGAACTCGCCGAGCCCCGAGTACGTCTGTCCGTTCGCGACGACCTGGCCGGTGCCGTCGAACACGTAGAGCGTGCCCGTGTCGAAATAGAGATCCGCGAGCGTGACCAGGCCGAACGTCTTCGACGCCGCGGCCGTGGCGTTCGGTGCATTCGTCCAGCGTGTCATCAGTTCGCCTCGATCAGATCAAGCGCGTATGTCGAGCGCAGGCCGGGCACCGTCTCCCATCCGTTCTCGTCGGCCGCCATGATGAAACGGCCGGCGGGCGCGTTGATGATCACGGGATCCTGCTCGGCGGGCGGCGTGCGGATCGGCGGGCTGAATTGCAGGTAGCCCATGCCGGCGGCATCGGAATTGAGCGCGTTCGTGACGCGCTTCATTTCCTTGTTTAGCTCGAACCAATCGCCAGGCAGCAGCAGCCCGTTCGTGCTCGCCGGGAGCCCCTTGACGTAGATCGCGCTGCCGGTCTGCAGCGTGCCGTTCGGCAGCGATGCGCCCGCGGTCGGCGAGAGTCGTGTCGGGAATGAGCCCTGCGCGAGCGTGGCGCGAAAGAGCCCGAGCGCGACGCTGTTCGAGCCGGTGTAACTCACCGTCCCGATCGGCGCCTCGGGCTGGATTTTCATCGTGACCGTCGTCCCGGCACTCGTCTTGCGCGCGACGACCGCGCAGTAGAACCAGCCATTGCCAAGCGGCACGATGAACTGCCGCACGTTCGTCCAGTTCGCGCCCGTGGCGACGCCGCCGAGCGCGCCCGTGTTCACGTTGAAATCGCCGCGCGCGATCGTCGCGCCGGTCGACTCGATCAGCGAGATCCCCGCGAAGTTGCGGCCGTTCGCCTTGATCGCGCAGGCGCCGACGTACTCGACCGCGGCGCTCGACAGCGAGACGCCCTGCTGCACGTAATGCTCCGCCGCCGTGTTGCTCTCCGAGAGCACGTCCGCCGCTGATCCGCCGTAGGGATCGGTCAGCGCGTTGGTCGCGATCGAGGCGGCGCTCGTCGTCCACCCGGTCGAGAAGTCATCCGAGTTAAGGAGCGCGTTCGGGCCGTTGTCGACGATCGCGCAGCGCGAGCAGCTCGCCATGAGGACGTCGAAGTAGTCGCCCGCCAGGCCGCCCGACGTGTAGTTGAAGTAGGGTCCGAAGGTGTAGCTGCCGGCCGTCAGTGGCACGCGCACGACATCGAGCGGGCCGAATGTCGATGCCTGCGCGGTGCCGATGAAGACGCCCGTGCCGGTCAGGCCGTCGGCCGCGACGCCGTTCTCGACGACCGGGCCGGCCCATGACGCCGGGCTGCGGCCTGGCTGCGCGAAGAAGCGGATCAGGTAGGGGACGTATTGCGCGAGCGTCACCGCCTGCGTCGGGCCGCCGAGCGTCGCCTGCGTGCCATCGAACACGGTGCGTGTCGCGCGGATGCCCCGGTCGATCGTCGCGATCGAGACGCTGGCCTCCGAACTCCACGCGGTAAGCCCGTTGGTGAAATTGTAGTTTGTGAACAGCTCGCCCGAAGGGAAGGAGCCGCGCTGCACGAAGTCAGCCGGCGTAAAGATCACGCGATTCGCAGCGCCGCGCAGCGCCGAGATCGTGGCTTCCATGCGCGCGCGATCGAGATCCTTCAGCTCATTGAGATCGATCTTAAAGCCCCACCGATCGCCGCCGCGCGCGACCGTGCGCGTCGCCGACGTAAACGGCGAGATGAAGCGCGCGGCATTCGAGATCATGCGCGGCGAGAGTTTCTGCACGCGCACGTCGGGGAACCATACGTCCATCAGGCGGATCTCGGTGCGGGCAGGCTGTTACGGCGCCAGGCTTCGAGCATGTCAGCCTTCGTGCGGGCGGCGGTCTGCGCGAGCAGGCCCGGCAAAGCTGCGCGCAGTTGCTGATCGCCGTTCGGTGCCACGATGTTGTAAGAGATATTGAACACCGGGGCGCCTCCGAGCTTGTTGTTCGGTGTGATCGAGCCCGACCCCGAAGGCGTGAACAGCTCCGGGCCGTGCTCGCCCACCAGGTAGGTCCGGTCAGACATCACGGGACCGCCGCCGGCGCGCGCACCGCCGAATCCGCCGCCGCTGGCGCCCGCTCCGCCGGCGCTGCCGCCGCTGAATCCGCCGCTCGTCGCGGTGCCGAACAGCGTCGAGATGAGCAGGCCGAGCCAGTTGCCATTCCCGCCGGCGCCCGCCGCGGTCGCCGCGTGGAGCGTGTTCGACAGGTAGACGCCGATCTGATCGATCGCCTGGTAGATCGCGCGATCCTCGAGCGCGGTGAGGATGTTCCGCAGCAGGTTCTTGCCGAAATTGCCCTGCTCATGGAGCGAGGTATTCAGCGCGCCCTTGATGTCGGCGGTGAGCTGGCGCAGCGCCTGCTCGATCGGCGGCAGATCGATGATCTTTTTGACGTTGATCTGCACGGGTTGGAGCTGATCAAACGTCGCGTTGAACTTCGACGCTGCCAGCGCCATGCGCCGTTGAAATTCTTCGTCATCGATAAGCGGCACGGCTTTGCCGGTTTTCGGATCCTCGATCAGCGTGTTGCGCAACGATTCCAGCTTGAGCTTCGTCTGCTGGTATTCCTCCTCGGCGCGATTCTCGATCAGGCTCGTCTCATGGTCCCACTGATCGAGCAGCGCATAGAGCCCGGTGCGCTCCTTGGCGATCGTGCCCTTAACATGCACGAACAGATCCGGCTCTTGAGTTCCGGCGAAGCCTGGCGCCGCGCCGCCGAGCAGTCCGGCGAGATCTGGGCTTGCGAGATCCTCGGGGCGCAGCGCCGACTGCTGCAGATTGAGCTGCGCCTGCAGAGCGGCCGCGCGCGCGCGCGCATCGCGGGCGCTGTGATAGCCCCATCCGCCCAGGTTCGGGTTGCTGCCGACCGCGAAGTAGCCCTCCTCCTCGCCCATGCGATTTAGGAAGTCGATGTCCGCCTTCAACTTCGCAGTGCTGTCGCCGGACACGACGGCGAGGATCGAGTTCGCCATGCCGGTCAGCGCCGGCGATATTTTGCCGATGATGGTGCCGGCGAGGATCGTCAGCGACTGCTCGAGGCGGTCGATCGCCTTGTGCGCCTCCTCGAGCTGCTTCGTGGTGTGCTCGTCCATGACGAGCCCGAGCTTTTCCGCCTCCTGGCGTGCCTTGAGGATCCCGGCGGCGCCGTGCTCGAACAGCGAGCCGAGTTCGCCGCCCGCGCGGCCGAATAGCACGATCTCCGCGCGCGCCTTATCGGCAGCGCTCGGCAGCTTCGAGATCCGATCGGCGAGCAGCTCGAACTGCTCCTCGGGCTTGAGATTCTTCAGTTGGTCATAGGTCAGCCCGAGCGCGCGCAGCGTCTCGGTCTGCTGTTTGCCGCCGGTAGAAGCCAGCGACATCGCGCGATTCATGCGGATGAGCGCGGTCTGCAGCTCATCCGCGCTGATGCCGCTTTGCTTGGCGGCGTAATTGAGTGTCTGCAGCGCCTCGACGCCGATGCCTACGCGCGCTGCCGTGTGTTCAAGCTGCGCGCCCATCGCGAGGATGTGCTCGGTGAACTCCGCCAGCTTGCCGATCGCGAACAGCTCGCCGACCTTGCCGACGGCGCGACCGAACGAGCCGAGGCGCTCCTCGACGCGCGACAGCGACTGCTCGATGTCGGCAGTGCGTGCTGCAATGTCGACGATGATCGAGAACAGTGCCACCTACTTACTCCCGGCTGCGCGCGCGATGCGCTTTTGCGCCTTGTCGACCTGTTTCTCGCACGCATCGATGACGAGCTGAGCGGCCGCGCGGCCCTTGGCATCGACGACGCCACGAATGAAAGGAAATTTGTGCAGGACGCCGTTGCGGGTCTGCCAACCTTCCTCGAGGAACCGCCAGTAAAAAGCGTTATCCGGACTGTCGCGGCCGCCTTTCTGATTGACGACGACGCGCCCGTGCAGGGTGTGATTGGAATCGCGGGAAGTTTTGACGCTGATGTTGCGCGCTAGGCGCCCGGTGAGTTTCGGGGCGACCAGCGCGATGTACTGCGCGAGCAGAGTCGCGGCTTTGCGGAGAGGGGTGCGGAGAGGCTCTTTCGGCAGTTCTTCGCGCAGTTCGCGAAAGGCGGCGATGACGTCTTGTGTGCCGGTGAGTTTGTAGTGAACGCCGTCAGTCATGATTGTGGTCGCCCGAATGCTTTGCGCAGATCTTGCTCGACATCCCCTGATGATCCGGTGCGCTCGGCTTCGCGTTCGTCCTGCTGCAGCGAGTAATAGGCGAAGATCTCGCCGAGTTCCGCGCTGGTGGTGCGCGCGAGCAGCTCGCTCGGGATAATTCGCAGCCGCAAGGCGAGGCCGACGATCGCGCGTCGCCAGGGCTGCGCCTTCAGTTTCCCTTGATCGCCTCCACGGCGGCATCGCTGACGACGTTGATCCGCGCGGCGACCTCGGCGATCCGGTCGAGTTCGACCCACGACATGATCTGCCCGAGCTGATCGGCGTCTTCCGGGGTGAACAGCAGCTTGCCGTCCGCGTCGCAGGCCGTGTAGGCGACGAGCCGGGCGCGCTTGTTGCGCAGCGCGAGCGCGCGATCGCCGCCGATCGCCGCCTCGTAGGAGTCGCGCTCGAGGCCGGTCATGACGCGCACGTAGATCGCGTCGTTGCGCTCCGGGATGTCGACCTTGACGACCGGGAGCGGCCGCGGCGCCAGGAGATCGGCGCGGGACAGCATCAGGCGAACCAGGCCGGTTGACTGCTCACGCGCAGCACTACCTGGTTGCCGACCGCCCCGTCAGGCTTGACGCCATCGAAGGTGTACTGCGGCACGAACGCCAGGAAGGCCGCGACGGTGCCGTCGCTGAGCGTCAGGGAGAACGCGGTCAGCAACTGCTGGATCTTGGACTTGCGGAGCTGCGTCTGCCCGGCATCCGAGATCTGGAACATCGTCAGGGTGACGTTGCCGAAATCCTGCAGGCCCATCTGAAATTCCTTGGCCGCGGACTGCAGGTTCGTGGTGTCGATCTCGTTCGCCTTGCCGTCGAAGCCCTGGATCGCACTCACGGCGCCGACGTTCTGCATCGTCTGCTTCGTGGACGTGCCGCCCGAGACATAGGCGGCATTCGCCGAGCCGTCCTCGCCCTTGAGCGTGAACTGCGAGCCGCTGGCGGCCGCGACGACGAAGGCGCGCCCATTGAGATTCGTCGGCCCGACGAGTCCATTGAGCACGACAATATCGCCGTTGCTGTAGGTGTTGACGGCCTGCACGACGACGGGATTCGCCGCGCTGACCCCCGTGATCGTCGCCGGTGCGAGCGCGGCGGTTGCCACCGCGAGCTGACCGCCTTGACCCTTGATTGCAGCCATGTTCAGAAACTCCGTGTGTTAGGACGACCAAATTTGAAACGTGAAGCCGCAGCGATAGACGCCGCTGTCCTGCTGGAAATGGAACTGATCGGCGACGTTGCTGGTGCAGACGTGCCCGGCGTTTTGAAGCGCCGTGCGGCAGGCATTCGCCACCTTCACCGCGTCTGCGTACTTCATGCCCCAGGCATCGAGCGCGACGTGCCCGCGATCGAGTCCCGCCGGCCCGCTGAGCGTGTTCAACGGCTCGAGCTTTTCGAGCGCGAGCACGACGTACGGGAAACTCTGGCCCTGCATCTCCTCGACCGGGCCGATGCGATCGGCGACGAGGTTGCGCACGCCGCTATCCGCCAGCAGCGCGTCGCGGGCGATCTTGACGGTCACGACTTGCCTACGCTGCCGGACTGGCCGGGACTCATGCCCTCGACCGCCGTGATGTCGAGTTCGTGGTGGCGCTCGTCGACGTCGGTCACGTTCGTGATATTGAAAATCCGGCTACCCATGACGATGCGGTGCGCGGTCGAGATGCCGGGCCGGTAGCGCATCACGATCGTGAACATCGACTGCGACCTGGCGCTGCCGCCGACGTCGATCTCATGGCCGCCGGTCGGCTGCAGCTCGAAACGCACCGGGCCGACGTCCTGCCAGAGCGTTTCCTGGCCGCCGTAGTCGTCGCGTGACTCGGTGCGGCGCTGCAGGGTGCCGCTCTTGCGCAGCGCGCCGGCGCGCACCTAGAACAGCTCCACGACCCAGGGATCGATCAGCGAATCGATGTAGGGCAGCTCATTGACGACGATGCGCGTGCCGACGACGACCTCCTCGCGGTTGTCGTACAGCGTCGCCAGGCGCAATTTCATCCACGTCATGATCGACGGCGGGATCGCCGCCGCGTTCGCGTAGCCGGCTGTGTAAACGACTTCGATCGCGCCGATCTGCGGCATCACATCGACCGGCCAGATCTTTCCGAATGGCGGCGTGATGCGCGCCAGGTTGTCGATCTGCTTGTTGCCGCCGGCAGTCAGATCGATGTAGTCGGTGCCGGCGGTGAGTGTCTTGGTGGTCCCGTCGAGCGCCAGGTACTTGATCGAGACGATCGACTGCACTGGCGGCCGCTCGAGGATGATCGCGTCCTCCGGCAGCAGGTACGGAATCGAATACGGGATGCCGATGAGAGAGGGACCGGGAAAGCCGTCGAGCGTCAGCCGCCAGGTCTGCGGCATCAGCGAGCGGCGCGTCTTCGTCTCGGCGAAATCGCGGGCCGCGGAGATCATCGCGCCGATCATTGCGTCGTCGTCGGCGATGTCGACGCGTGCCCAGGCTTTCGCCTCGGCAACGGTGATCGGCTCCGACGTCGGGCCAGTTACTAGCGTTAGCGGCATGGAAAACTGCCGGGGCGAGAGACGCCCCGGCTAAGTCCTCTACAGGGGTGAAACGCTTAAACGACCTGCGCGACGCCCGCCTGGTTGAAGGCGGCGCCGGCATCCTCGAAGCGCGGGAAGCACCCGAACAGCGCGGCGCTGAGCTGCGTCGCCGCCGTGCCGACCGTGACCGTCAGGCGCACGAACTCGAAACCGCCTTCGGTATCGAGATCCGCGGCCTTCAGGTTGATCAGCGCCTGGCGGTTGTTGCCGCCGGCCGCGAGGAGCTGCGTGATCGCCTTGCCCGTCACGTCCTTGACGTTCGCACCGCCGGACGTCTGAGCCTGCTGCAGCTTCGCGTCGACCGTGGCGGACGCGCCAAAGGCGCCGACATCGATCAGCGCGAGCAGCGCGTGGAAGTTCTTGATGTCGACGTAGCCCGTCGACACGGCGCCGGCCGCCTGGCTTGCCGAATCGAGAGTCGCGAGCAGTGCCATGTGCTCGCTCGGCTTGGCATTCGGAGTCATCGGAATTTACCTCTTGAAGAAAGGGGGGAGAGAAACAGCCGGGCCGCGGGCGCCCGGCGTGTCTGTCAGCGATCGGCTTAGCGAGCCTGCAACTGCACGAAGGGCGACAGGGTGTTGCTACCCTTGGCCTGCGTGATCGGCGCGACGATCTTCGGCTGCCCGTCCACGCGGAACGTGGTGCGGAAAGCCGTTGCATCGGCGTCGAAATACAGGTGCATCGAGCTTGCGGTGGAGACGCCGCCGGCTTTCTCGATCGTGCGATACCACTTCGGGCACCACAGGAGCACGTCACCCTGTGAGGAGAACGCGGCTGCGTGCTGGCTCACGGTGATCGGCCGCCCGAGCAGCGTGCCGTACGGGCTACCCTGAATGCCGCCGGCAGACGGGCTCGCCGTCGGCAGGTAGATCGGGTAGTTGCCGAGCGTCAGGGTGAACAGCGCCGGCAGCGCGTCCGGGGTGATCAGCCACGACGCATCGGCGAAGGCGCCAGGGGGAAGGCGCGCGACCATGTTCGCGAAGTTGTTCGCGGTCACGGTGAGCGTCGCTTGGCCGCTGTCCTTGTTCTGCGTGACCGCAGCCGCGCTCTTGAACGCGCCTTGCGGCTGGCCGTTGCCGTTGCCGAACAGGATCGCCTCGTTCGTCTTCCAGCGAATCGAGCGCGCCATGAGCGGCTGAATGTAGGCATCGAGCGCCGGGCCGTCCGCGATCAGCTCGTCGGTCAGCGGTACGAGCGCCATTAGCTTTGAGAGCCGCAGCGTCGTGGTGCCGATCTTCGGCTTGGTCTGCGTGGCGACGGTCGCCTCCGCCTGCCAGTAGGCGCGCACACCGTCCGTGCCCCACGGCGTTGTCTCGTCCTTCGGGAAGACCATGCTGTTGCCCGATACCGGCGTGGTGTCGGTGAGCGGCAGCAGCGCGTCGTCCGCGAGCGAAAGCGTGTAGATGCTCTGCGCGTACTCGGGCGGGATCGCGAAGCCGCCATCCTGGCCGACGCCTTCGGAGCCGAAGGTGGTCGGCGCCGCGGCGACGATCAGGCGTTGATCGACCTGCCCGCCATGCGAGCGGCCGGCTGTCGCGACTGCCTGCGCGAACTCGCCGAGCGACTTAAAGCCGCGCTTCGGGTCATCGAGGATCAGCTCGCGCACGCCAGAGATCCGGGTCGCGCCGGGCACTTCAGCCACGCCAAGCGCGGCCTCCTCGCGGACGAGCGCCTCCTCGCGCGCGATCGCCGACTTGGTGCGCTCGAGTTCGGCCGAATGGCCGTCGAACGCCTTCTGCTGCTCCTCGCTGAGCGGTGCATCGCCGGCAGCATCGGACAGTTCGCGCATCGACTTGACGATCGATGCCTGGCGCGCCCGCAGGGCGCGAATTGACTTGTTCACGGGTAAAACTCCTGAGATGGATGGATGGGTGTATGGCGATTCCCGGCCGACGGGCCGGATTCGGCGCGCACCGATGGGCGGCGCCGTCGGGGTACGCCTTACCCCTCTAGCTCTGCACTCGCGATCGCGACCTCGCGCTGGTGGCGCGCACCGGCACCGCGGCGCGCAAGCCGAGCGCTCATGCGCTGCACGACTTCCGCGAGCGTCGCCTGGCCGTCGACCATGTTCTCGGCGGCCGCGTGAGCCGGCAGGAGCACACGCCCCTGGCCCATGCCCTCGCGCACCGCCTTGAGCGATGCGCCGCGGCCGCGCGCGACGGCGCGCACGAACGATTCGTAATA